CCTTCTTTCATTCATCACTCGATATTAATAGAGGCGCAAAGCAACCTCCCGGCAGACAGTATTTTGCAGGAGCTTATTTGTTTGAAGCGCAAACCCCGTTTAAAGTAGTTGCCGTTTCCAAAGAGCCATTTTTAGCAGGCGAAAAAATAGATGAATCTATTCCCAGGATGTGGAATAAACTTTATGTGGTTTTCCCGAATGGCAAAATCAGGAAAGAAAACTCTTGGATTGTATCATTTGGATACAATGACCTGGAATGTCGCTTTGCTGAAATAACAGATGCGATGCTCGAGGAGAATTTAGTATGGATTAAGAAAAAAGATTTAGAAACAGTATAAAAAAATAAAGACATGGCTATCATCGCAAATTTAAACCCCGAACAGCAAACAGAACTGGAAAATATTCTTAATGGATACAAAGTAACTAATCCCGATTTGCTTTTTAAGTTTTTTGGACATGAAAGCTTAAAAGACAGGCAGCTAAGATTACATCAAGAGAATTTATCAGCCAAAGAATCAGATAGCAAAACTTCTGAGCTTGAAAGCAAGGTTGATGCTTTAAACAGAAAACTTGATTTTCGGTAACCATATTTTTATTGATGGAAAATTAGTTGCCATATGAATCTTAAACCCATAGTCGAATCTCTTGAAGGATGGTGTAGTCCTGATAAAGCACAAGTCCTTTTTGACCTTGTGTTGAAATCTGATTCACAAATATCACTGGAACTTGGCGTATTCGCTGGGCGTAGTTTAATTCCACTAGGATTGGCTCATCAGCAAAAGAAAAGTGGCTTTGTTTTGGGCGTTGACGCGTGGAGTAAACAAGCAAGTATTGAAGGCGGTGGCGCATCCAATACGGGCGATGGAACTACAGCAAAGGCAAATGACGAATGGTGGAGCAAGGTAAATTATCCGCAAGTTCATTCTAAATGTGTTGCCTCTATTGATAAATACTCATTAGCTCAATATTGCGGATTGGTAAGAATGAAATCCTTATCAGTCGGGCTTTTAATCCGTGAAGATTCAATTGATATTCTGCACCAGGACTCAAATCATTCCCAAGAAATTTCATGCGCTGAAGTAGAAATGTATCATAGTAAAGTTAAACAAGGCGGCTACTGGATTTCAGATGACACGAATTGGGAAACAGTTAAACCGAGCCTTGAATTACTAATGGACAAAGGCTTTAGAATGATTGGTGATTATGAAAGTTACGCAGTATTCCAAAAAGATTAATGAAAACCTTTTGCATATCCCTTCCCGAAACTAATGAACGTTTTTTACGTGCGAAAAATCATTTTGAAGAAATCGGATTGAACGTAGAATTTATTCACGGTATTAATTGGAAATCTTCCGGGCTAATGACAAGTAATACTTATGACTTCGACAACCCCGGGGATGGTTACAGAATTCCTGCCAAGCAAGTTGGATTATTTCTCTCTCATTATATCGCGTGGAGCATTATCGTTCACCAAGAAAATGACCCCGTTATGGTATTAGAAGATGATGCTTTATTTTCTGAAGGAGCAAAGGAAATTATTCAACAGGCGCTATATGCACTAACTGAAAAACAAATCGAATATGATATGCTTTTTGTTGGCAGTGGCAATACGTTTGATAAAGAGAAAACGCAGGTGCTCGGCAATATTTGGGAGGTTAAATACCCTCAAACCACACACGCATACATCATAAAAAAAGAGGCCGCAAGGCGGTTGCTGTACGAACAGCGCAAAGTTTATGCTCCTATTGACCTAGCGTTGATTCATGATTCATTTCCCAAGATGAAAATATTAACCCTCTTACCTAGAGTAGTTTCACAATACGGACAAGAAATAGCAGCATAATGGAACTATCAGAAAATAAATTATATGCCAACTCGCAAGTTCTTTTCGATCAGTGCATGAAAAGCTGTGAGCCTAAAGTAGCCTTAGACATCGGGGCAAACATCGGAGGTGTTACGCATACCATGATACAAAAAGGATTATCTGTTCATGCCTTTGAACCGGTGCCTATTGTATTCAAAGAACTCTATGGAAGGTTTGCCAAAGAATTTCGGGTGAAATGCAATAACCTGGGCGTATCTGACAAGGAAGAAGAATTAAAAAACATTACAGTTTGTATTGCATGGACGCTCGGAACACCTGAAACAACAGGACTTTCCATTAAGCCTGAATATAAAGACTCACCCTGTTTCGATGCAAAATTTACAACCATTGATAAATATGTTTCAGATAAAAATTTAAAAATCGGGTTGGTAAAAATTGATGTAGATGGATATGAATTGAAAGTTTTGAAAGGCGGAGAAAAAACATTACGCGAACAAAGGCCGCCTATCTTAATTGAACTCTCTGAATACATAAAAAATATCACCGGAAGCATTGAGCAATATGTAAGATTCATTTTTGATTTAGGATATGAAATTGTTTCAATGGACGGAGCAAATTTTTTCAGGAGTTGGGATGAAGTAAAGGAGCTCTATCCGTACAGTGGTTCTTTCGATGTAATGCTAATGCCAATAAAATGAGTTACAAATTTGAAGTAGCAAGCAAACAGCGTTATGCAGCGTTGAAAAATGCTTTCAAAACTATCGATGAATTCATGAGCGTCAGTTACACCCCTGCAATATTCAAGGCCTATACAATGGTAAAAAAGTATTTATTAAAAATGTATCGAGTGAAATGAGGACAGTTTGTTTGACCCTTCCTGAAAAACCATACCGCACAGAAGCGGCAAGACTTCACTTTGAAGAAAGAGGAGTCAATGCTGAATTTTTTACGGGTATCAACGGGGAAAAAATGGGAGTCTTGACAGACCGTCCTTATATGAGAGATAGAAAGCCGACAGATGAAAAGTTTTTTATCGGCTATCATGGCGTAGGAATTTTTCTTTCTCATTATTCTCTTTGGAATGCCATGACCTTAATGAATGATGAGCATCTTTTTATACTTGAAGATGATGCTTTATTTAATATTGACTGGAAGCCGAAATTCGACCAGGCGTTAAAAGATGTTCCGCAGGACTTTGATGTATTATTTATCGGTTCGTGCGCTGCGGCAAATCAGAGGCACAAAAAACATATCAACGGACATATTTATGAGGTAAAATATCCGATGTGTTTTCATGCTTATATAGTTGCCAAAAAAGCAGTTCCGGTTCTCTTGTCAACAAACCGAGATTGTTACGCCCCGATAGATATTTCAGTAACGCTTCACTCGTTCGATAAGCTTAAAGTTTACACGTTATTACCAAGAATAGTTAGTCAGTTTAATACAGAATTAGAGCCATGAAGCAAGTGATTAAAATTCCGCAAACAGGCTTAGGCACTAAAGAAATTTTGCTAGAAGATAGAGGGCAGCAAATTATTCTTTTTGATAACGCCTTAATGTTTATTAGTTCGGGTAAATGGGATTTGGCAAAGGATGATGACACTGCAATAAGAGAGAAAAAGTATTTCGACAACACTTACATTTTAGACAGGAATGATTTTCTTCCAATGGAAATGTATTATCATAATGAATCAAGGCGCTACATTCTTGAGGTTGGAAAAATAACTATCGCGTTCGGAGATAATGAGGAGCATCCTTCTGAGGCAAGAAAGCGATGCAAAGAACTATTTGATAAAATAACCAAATGGAAATACGGAATAGAATTATGAAAACAATAATCAACTTTTTCAAATCACTTTTCGGAAAGAAGAAAAGCATAGAGCCAACAAGAAGCATAAGCATTGTTTATGATAAGAAAACTTTAGAGGCTTCACATCAAAAACCCACCCACACGCAGCAATTCAGAAAACAGCAGCTAATCGGCAAGGTCTATTTGTCGTTCGGTAGTTTCTACAGAATAGAATCCTTAATAAGCAAGGGTGCTAAAAAGTTTAACTATGAAATTTCCATACTATGAGCAACATAAAAAACATCAACCAAATCCCAAAGGCCGTTTACGATTCTTTTGAAAAGGACGACCATGCCTTTTTAGTGAAAGCAATTCAAAGAGACCAGCAGGGAAATTTTAAAAACCTGTCATTTCACGTTGGCAGCATGGACGAGGTTTATATCAACATCGCCCCCGATTATATTGTCCGCCACAAAGTTTTTTCCATCGGAGAAAAGATTGTCGAAGTCGAGGGAGTGACAAAAATGAAAGCTAAGGAATTTGTGGAAATGAAAGCAAAAGAAGCAAGACTGGCTCAATATAATCAATTGAAAAAGGAATTTGAAAATCAACCCGTACCTGCAGAGGTACTAAACTAAAATAGCTATGACAAAGGAACAGAAAAAAAGATTCAATGAGGTTTGCAAAAATGGCAAACTTAAATCCTGGCAGAAATCAATACTAAAACTATGTGTTGAAATTGCTATTGATGAAAAAGTAATTGATGTTAATGAAGCAATAAAATATATTTTAAAAGGTAAAAAGAAATAAATATGAAAAAAAGATGTGGCACCTGTGGAGGCGGAAAGCCAAAACCACGCCCAAGACCAAAGCCTAAATATTAAATAATGGCATACGAAGAAAGCGAAATCATCGCTCTTGTTAAAGAAGCATTTGCAAAATACAAAGCGGCCAATCCGCAAGCAATGCTTAAACAAAAAGGGCGTAAAGAAGTATTGCCGGAATATTACCCCGGTTATACGATGGCCTGTAATTATGCAGAGCATATACGGGACCATGCCGTAGTAGGAAGGTTCCCAGATAAGCTATTTGCTGAACGCTCTCCAAATCAAACCGAGAAAGAACAGAAATATATCCGGTCAATTTACAAGCAAGTAACGCTTCCTGTTTTCGTGGATTACATTTCAACTATTACCCGGGGCGACAATCCTAACAATGTATCCATTAAATATGAAAAAGACGATACGGCTTATGAAGGTGAAAAATCGCTACAGACTTATCTTGAAACCGGAATAAAGGATTATGGCTCGCTTGAAGTTTGGAGAAAATCAGTGTTACCCTCCATTAAAAGCATTGATGCAAACGGTATTGTATGCGTGAAGCCTTATTATATTCCAACGGTTACGGAACCGGGAACGGAAGAAGCACCCGAAAAGGTATTTATTGATCCTGATAAACTGCTCGAGCCTATACCATACTATTACTGCACTGAAAAAGTAGTTTCCTATTCTTCAGACGAATACTACTTGGTTGAGATGGAAGAAAAGAGCCTGGTGAACGTTGGCGGAACTAAAGATGAGCCATTTGGGAAAATCTATGAATTCGTAGACGAAGAAAACATTTGGAGAGTTGAGCAGTATGGTAAATATAACGAGGGTAATTTTAAAGCATCTGTTTATTTCAACCATGCCGAGGGCGTGGTACCGGTAACAGTATTGGCAGGCATCCCCGTTGTTTATGACACCCAGGTTATATGGCAGTCCCCTTTCCTGTATTCGGTTGACCTGCTTGATTTGGTTGCGCTGAATCATTCTAATTTACAAGTAAGCATAAATACTTGTGTATATCCGTATGCTGTTGCAATAGGCTCTAAATGCAACTTTGAATATACGGTAGAGGGCGGAACAGTTCAGTATTGTAACGATGGAATAATATTCAGGGATGGAAAAGAAATAGCCTGCCCGTCATGTGAAGGCTCAGGATTAAAAGACAGGCGTTCACCGCTTGGGGTTTTGTTATTGAAACCGGGAACCACCCGCGAGCCTGGCGAAGAAACCTTTAAGAACAAACCACTTGAATTTATTTCTCCCGAAGTAACTTCATTGGAATTTTTAGAGAATAAAATCTCTAAGGACGAAATGAAGGCAAGGCAAATACTTCATTTGCATACCTCAAATTCTACTGTCAAAGGCTCCGAGGATATGAAAGTAACAGGCATGGCCTTAGATAATCAGGCTATGCAGGCATTTGTCAAAACCGTTAGCGACCAGATTTTTGATATTGATAAATTCGTAATTGATAGAATCGGCTGGCAACGTTACGGTGAAGCGTATAAAAAACCCACCATTGTACCCCCGTCAACATTCGAATTCCTAACGGCTGAAGATTATATGGAGCAAGTTGCTGAGGCCGTAAAAGCCGGATTGCCCCCATTTATGATTCGCTCCATCATCTTAAAATATTTACAGGCTGTTTTCTATGGACAAAAAGAATCATTGGCAGTCTTTGAAATTGTAACCCAGGCAGACCGTATTCTCACAATGGATTCTCAAGATGTAGCTATCGGAATGAATGCGGCCAAACCAACTATTGCGCCTTGGGAAAAAGTATTACATGACTCAGCCGTTTCACTTATCCAGGAATTGATTATGGACGGAGTAGATGGGAAAGAAACTCCGTACCTTGAATTGCCTCTTGGAGAAAAAATTGATTTGCTTATCGCTAAAGCAAAGGAAAAAGAAGCGGCCATTCCAAAGGGTTCACTTGCCGAGCCCTCAACCGCTGATATCGTCAAGACCTTGGCAAATGCTTAAATGACGCTCAAAGAATTAATCGCGCAGAAAGAAAGCAACCTTGACAAGTATCCTAAAAAACTTGTTGCTCAAATTGCCAATGCCGAGAAAGAAATTTACGGGCGAATCTTAACTTTACTCGAAAGATTAAAGCGGGACGCGGAGGGAAAAATTGAAATCAGCAAATCAAATATTGCCATTGCAGCAGAGATAAGCACAGAGCTAAAAAAAGTCCTCACTACCAAGGATTATCTAACAGCACTTAAAGAATTTGTCAAAGGTTTTGATGAACAGGCGGTAGCAAATGACCAATACTTTGCAAAGGCATTTAATGGCTTCAAAGAATCTTCCGTTGCGGATGCGGTTTTACAGAAAGCAAAAACAACGGCACTGGACCAGCTTTTAGGCTCACCGGCAGAGGCAAGTTTCATTAAACCTGTTGCAGATATTATTGATACAGCTGTCAGCTCAGGGAATTCTTTTACCGACCTGATAAAACAGATAAAAGACTTTACAATCGGAACAGGCGAAGAAAATGGCAAGTTGTCTCAATATGCGGAACAAGTTGCCTATGATTCATTTGCTTTTTCAGACAGAGCCTATACGAATATTATCAGCGAAGAATTAGATGCAGAATGGTATTTATACTCAGGAACTGAGCTACCTAATTCCCGTCCGTTCTGTGAAGAAAGAAAAGGAAAATATTTCCATTATAAAGAAGTTGAAAGTTGGGCGGATTTGAATTGGCAGGGAAAAGCAGACGGAACGAATGAACAAACGATTTATATTGTACTCGGGGGTTATAGGTGCGTGGATAGTCTACTCCCTGTTTCTATTGCCGTTGTTCCGCAAGATGTAATTGAAAGAAATCTTTCTAATGGTAACTATCAGCCAAGCGAAAAGGAAATGGCGCTGTTAGGGATTTAAAGTTTATTAAATTCACCTTGAAGTTTAGCCCTTCGCTCTTTTGCTTTTTTAAGAATAGCCTGTAAAACTTCATTTTGAAATTCAGAACTTATTCCAATTCCACAGCGGAAATCATTTGTTAAATCGGCTTTTAAACTTCCAGCTTCAATAATTATTTTCTTTCCCGATGGAACATCTTTTGTGCAGGCATTAATAACGTACTCCAAATACTGTAAGTCAGAGTCAATGTCTTTCGCTTTTTCAAAGTTTTCTTTTTTCATTTTTCTATTTTTATAGATGAGAGTAAAATGTTAACCGCCCTTGGAATAGATAAAAATATTCCCCCGTGCTCTTTCTTATATTTTTCTTGCAATTCCCGAACTGTTTTCAGTGCTCCATTGCATAATTTAATCCGGGATGTAGTACACGCTGTAGGTTCTTCTTTCTCTGCCATGCTGTAACAGTGTTTGGCACAAATTTATTACTTCCAAATACATATATAACTATTTAAACATTTATTTTTGCACATAATACTAACCGTGAAATCAAGAAAAGGCAAAGTGCTCTGCATACGACCCGGAAAGAAATTACACAAACATCAATGGGTTAAAGAGGAAATTGCCCGAAACCCTGAAATGTTAAAAGCACTGGGACTTGAACTTACGGAA